AAACTGTAATATGCCAAAGAGTGAATCATCTCCCATTATTTTAAAGAAATGGTCGATGGTAACAATAAAACCTAGTGAGTCTAGGACTGTTACAATCATCAGGGCATTGTAAAAAGAGTCGCGGTAGTTGGTGGTGAAGGCACCAGAGATAATTCCAGCGTACATCTTTCTAAAAACTATTCCGAGTGGGGAAACGCAGTCGAAGCGTTCAAAGGCGTATTGAATCCAGTTCCATAGGTTGTCAAGTCGCCAAGGTTCGGCTTCTGTGACGGGATAGGTTATGGTAGGGATGTAACCTTTGTCGAATACGAAGTATTCGCGCGTCTTGCGTTGTATGTCGCGTAGTACTGTGTAGTACGTTCGCATGTCAAATTCGGACCAGTCGAGAGAAAAGATAGTCTTGTAGTGACGGTACTTAACTCTGTATTCTTCATGTAGACGATACCAACCGCCATTTAGGGTTTCGTAACCCCATAGGAGTGGTGATCTTCCCGTGTTGTGATAATGATTGAACAAGGGCCAGAAAAACATAGCTTCTGCCATGATGTGGACCTTTGGGACACCGAAGATTGAGCGAACTTTGTTCGGCTCGTCTGTTCTAGTAAGAGCAGGCTTCTGGTGAATCGTTATCGGGTAGATTCTGTCTGTCCAGTTGCAGCCAGTGAAACATTCTCCGTTCTTGATGTCGTGAATGTCGTTGCGGGTGCGGACGAAGATGTGGTTGAAAAGATTAGAGAAGGATGGTTTCTCGTTAGAGATGAGACCTTCTTGTCTTGCGTGTTTGAGTGCGTCTCGTAGTTTCTTTGACGTTGAAAAGGGTCTTTCGGCGTTAGTGGATAGTTTCCAGGGATACCATCGTAGATCTGTAAAATGTACAGGTCGTAAACGCTGTTCGGGGCGGAACATGTCTGAAACCAGGTTGAGAGCGAATGTGTAACTATCATCCTTGATAACATCGAAGGGTTCGACGTCATATCGGAGGAAGAAAGTGTGTGCGTCTTCAGCGTTGGGTTTAGCTCGCTTGAATCCGTTGATTATATCGTCGGAGTCTCGTGGGTAGAGATAGCGGTAGAGTGCTTTCCTAACTACTGATTGGCATTGGGTGAACATAGGAGTGTATCTGTTGACACTTATAGGGACGTTAGTCTCTGTGTACTGATATTCCAGGTTGTCGAGGTTTAGGTCGAGGTGTTCAAATCGATGAATTAGTGATTCCATCGTTTTCGGGTAGTGGTGTAGTGTGGTAAGTTTGTTGGGTGGGCATAAACTTTGAAAAGCTTGAATAGTAAGATTTGCT